TGAGAATGATATTGTTAAGTGCCATTTCTGCGGGTACCCGATTTGCATTGATCACAGACATGTACATCTAGCCGACGACGGAATGCAGATGGTCGATTGTCCTGAGTGTGGTCAACATGTTAGCGTATTATATTACTTCGATAAGGTCGAAAATCGTAAAAAAGATCCTGTGAAGGTAGCTTATCATAGAGGACAGAGAGCAAAACGAGGAGGTAGTTAATGAAAGGACTCATTGTTTGCGGATATCCTGGAATTGGAAAGAGTTCAATCGCAGGCTGGAATAATTGCATTGATTTAGAAAGCAGCCTGTTTTCGCACTATGAGGATTCGTGCAGGAAGTCTGACGATATTTGGGTCGGAGAATATTGCAATCTAGCATACTGTTTGGCATTGCAGGGCTACACTGTTATGACTTCTACTCATGCGGAAGTAACAGATTATTTTGATCGTTCTAAAGAAACCAGCTATAAAGACGTGCCGATTGTTATATTTTGTCCAAGGTATGACATGAAAGAAGCCTGGGCAATAAGACTCGTCAACCGATATTTAAACAGTGAAAATGAAAAAGATCTTCGCGCTTTTCAAGGTGCGATAGAACACTGGGATAAGAAACTGGATCATTGCTTTAGAACAGGTTTGCATGTCCATTGCCCAGAAAGAATCGATTACGATTTAAGAGATTATATTACGCAGATTCGAAAAAGGGAGGGCTGTGATGATGAAGAAACTGGTTCATCGCTGGAACAGGTGGCTGGAGTGGAAGAATCTGGCCTGGATGTTTCCATGGTGGAAGAAAATTCTGATTCTGTTCGGAATCATTTGGAATGAATGGTTTGAGGAATTTTTAGACTGGAGGAACGAGAGATGAACTTTTGTGTTTTTAATGATGATACAGTCTGCAGAAACAAAAACTTCGAAAACAATTATGGACATAGATGCATTGAAGCCGATAATTTGCTGAAGAACGAGCAGACTCTGTGTAGATATCGCATACTAAAGACTAATAATGCCATCTCGAATGAAGTTTGTTTATATTTGTTTAATGAGAAATGTGCTAATGCATTATGTTCGGCTTGGAACAAATCCTGTGTACAAAACAGCGGTGAATCGTGTTGCTTTTTCATACCGGAACATAAATTTATAGAGACGAAAAAAAAACAGGAGACAGCTCAGATGGATAATGTAAGCCATCCATCTCATTATGTGGATGGCCGAAAATATGAACCGAAAGATGTAATTCGTGACTGGAATTTGAATTTTAATCTCGGGTCAGCGGTTAAGTATATTTCCAGAGCCGGCCGAAAAGATGATATTATCCAAGACCTCAAAAAGGCGAAACAATTCATTGACTTTGAGATTGAGGCATTGGAGAGAGAATCTTAAATGATTCAGCAAACTATCAAACGATTGGAGAAAAAAATGATACCTAAACAAACTGACGAAATATATAAAGAAATACCAGGATATGAAGGCCTTTATAAAATCAGCAACTATGGAAACGTGTATAGCATTCAAAAAGAACAACTATTAAAACCTCAGCCATCGCATCATAACTATCAGAGAATTCAATTACACAAAAACGGTTCTTATAAAACATTTGCCGTGCATCGACTTGTTGCTGAGGCATTCGTCGATAATCCAAATAATTATAATGAAATCAATCATAAAAACGAAATCACTTCCGATAATTATTATAAAAATTTAGAGTGGTGTAATCATAACTATAATGTACATTATGGAAGTAGAATGTTAAAATATGATCTAGCTAAAACACCAGTAATAATGATGGACATGAATGGAAACGAAATAGCTCGATATAAAAGTCAACTTGAAGCAAGTAAAGAAATTGGTATTAGTCAAGGATCCATATCAAATGCATGCTCTGGAAGAGCCAAAACTGCTGGTGGCGCAAAATGGGCTTATGAACAATCAACTTAACTATAAAGGAGAATGCCTTATGGGAGAACTGGAAACTTATATTTATAAACTGGCAAAGGCACTTCATAACAAAGACAAAAAGCAGCGAGATGCGATTCTGGCAGAGCTGAGGAAACTCGGTATGGACAGCTCGACGGCACTGACTCTCGCGATGGATTATGCAGTAGACTAAGGAGAAAAGTCATGAACTACTTTTTCGCCGGGCTCATTCTTGGAGTCTGGTTTTTTCTGCAGATGGGACTTCAGTGGAACATGGGGCATAAACGTTCTGTGAATGTTGTGTACAGTGTCGGAACATTTCTGATTCTCGGCGTGATTTATTGGGTTCCGTTCTGGCTGATATTTTTGAGGTAAAAATATGGACGGAATAATGAGCATTATTCTTAGAATTGGAGCGCTTGTTATATTTATTACATGTCTTGCTGGTATTATTTCAGATGCTAACATGACAACTGGACTAATTTGTGGATGGTGTATCACAATATACGCTGAATTAATTGATAAAAAGGAGATACTCAAAAATGACAGAAACACAAAACATGATCGTAATAGGGACCATAGACCAGATTAATGCGGTCCTGAAATGTATTAATCCAAATTTCCCGGATCAGGATCTGAAAACGCTTGAAAAAAATCAGTGCTTCTACACACTAAACGGCGTTGGTGTCGAGATTATTTTGAAGAAATGAGGAGAAACAAGATGAAAAAGATTATCGCGGTACTGCTCGTACTTATATTTGCAGTATTTCTCAGTGGCTGTAATAAGCAGATTATTGATCTGACATATAATTATAATTACGGGACAATTTATTCACCTGGCGGAGAGATTATCGCGCAGGGCAAAGTACAGTCATGGACCGATTATGAAGATGGTGACCAGCTGCAGGTTAAGATCGACGGAGTTATGTATCTCACGCATGCGAATAATGTGGTTCTGGAAGCACGATGAATTATTGTAAATTTTATCCGGATATCACGAATTGTGTCGATTGCGATTATTTTGAAGTCGTAGAAACGGACACTGATTTTAAAGTTGTTTGTTTAAAGTATGAGGAGGAATCCAATGAACGAACAGAAGACATTTGCTGAGTGGCTGATGAACTTCGTGAAAACGCATCCTGATTCTTACATGACAATAGAGCGAGGACTCTTTGGAGAATTTATGATGCGGATGTGTGATATGTCGAAAGGAAGACCTATTGCAAGTAAATGTAGTCTTCCAGGTATAGAATATGAGCAAACGAAACTAACAATTGATGAAATTTTCATAGATGCTGCCGAAAATTTAGAAAAGGAGATAGAAAACTATGGAAAGTGATCTGAAAGAAGTAAGATTCGATAAATGGTGCGAGAGTTGTAAGCATTATGCGCATAAGTTCCCGAAAGAAGATTTTTCATTCGAAGCTCAGGAACCATGCGCTTCGTGCCTGGAATCTGAAAACTCTATGCGTGAAGGATCCGAGAAGCCAGAGTATTGGGAGGTAAAATGACCGATTACGAAAAAGACTATGACTTTTGTGGATGGGCAGTTGTTGACAATATGGCCGTCAGTGTAATGGATGACGGAACAATTCCAGTTGTGAAGCCCGGCGCCCTTTCAAATGAATTTGCTGAAATAATCCCAATTTGTTGGAAACATGATTTTCGAGATCCTGACATGATCGTTGGATGTGGAATTCTAAAACCGGCGGAAGGGGGCATTTATTTTTATGGCAAAATAGATTACGATTCTCCAAGAGGCCCTGAATCTATTAAATGGATTCATGACGGAAGAACACAAACCATGTCGATTTATGCTGATCGTATTGACTTTGACGAGAACAAGAATGTTACGAGCGGTATTATTCGTGCCGTCTCATTAGTGGCTTACGACGAACAGCCGCCCGAGTATAGAGATACCAAAATAGAACGCTGGAGATATAATGGGCAACTCTACAAAAGAACAGGAGAAGGACCTAATGATATTTCACTTCTCGATTCCAACTCCTGAAAACTGTATTTCATGCCCTTTTAAAGAGGTTCGTGTCTCATCCGGATACGGACCTCTTAAACTTCGTTGTGCAATCGATCCAACGCTTGATATTTTGGCAAAGGATGGATTAACAAAACGCTCGGACAATTGTCCTGGAAAAGTGGAGGAAGACAATAATGATTATGATTAACCAAGAAGAGAGAGCGAAGAAAATGACAGTAGGGGATCTTAAAAAACAATTCGAACGTTTAGGTGCTAACGATGATAGTGAAGTATATTTAGTTATGGTCACCACATGTGAGCGCGACACTGAATATGAGGCTATATGCGTGAGCGGTTTTCAGCAAAAAGGAGTTGGAATATTCTTTAATGGCCGGGCTGGAAAGGAAGTAGACTATGGCTAAACCTGACGTTATTTATATTTGCAAAGGTGAGGGAACAAATTGTTACCTGCATCCCGGCTGCATTTATCGTGAGGATCCCGTTAGCGCTACTGATTGGGTCTGCAATCACACAATGAAACCGGAATATGCAAAGTACGGCGCCTGTGAGGATCCTGAAAATCATCCGGAGCGGTTTACGTTTTATGAAAGGCCTGACACCTGTGTTCCTAGTTATTATTGGGAGGAAGAAGCCAAATGATCTATATACTTACACTTACTAAGATATGTCCGGGAGAGCCAACCGGTTATATTTCAGATCTCTGGGAAGACTGCTGGACCGATCGTATAGCAGCCGAGAGAGCTTTTAAAAAGATGGAACTTGGACCTGTATATTTTCGGAAAGAACTTTGGATTAAAGAGCCGGGTGGAAGACGGAAGCTTTTGATGGAGGAGAGATATGCCGCCTAGAGAACTTTATGCTAGCCAAATAGAGATAAGACCTGTTAACTCGGACGGAACTTATGGTAATCCGATCGAACTGGATTCATTTGGACCGTTTTTCCTTGAGGAGGCGCCGCTTGTAACGCCAACTTCAGATACCATACGTTTCAGTTTACTGAGAAGTACACCGATCACTCTCACCGGCGAACTAAAATTACCTCATAAGAAAATGTCCCGTAAGACATTCAAGAAATGGCTTATGCACTTTCCATGGATTCGCCGCAATGAGGCCGAAGCATACTGCCGCCTGATTGGTGTTACCAAAGGGCGCATAAGCTATGGCGCTGCATATCAGGATGTCGCATTTCTTATTAACTTCGAAAGACCGAGTATAGTTCTTTTTAATTCTTTCGTAAGACAACTAAAGGAGACTAAGAAATAATCATGGATGAAATGAAAACTGTTACTGCAAACGAAACCAGCGTTGAGGAATTCATGAAGCCGAGATGTAAGGTTAAACCTGGCGACCGCATTTATCGTAAGCATAAGACTATGACAATTCCGGATCGGATGGAGGTTATCGAGGTATCTCCTGTCGAGACGGGATATTTTATTAAGTGCAAGTATATGTATCATGGAATCGGACAACAGGAGAGGACTTTCAGCGACGTGATATTTCGTGATGAAAACTGGGTTGTTGAAAAGAAAGGAATTGACTTTTAATGACGCCGTCACAGATTCTTATTTTGAATGCTCAATACTTCTGTAAAAAGCAAGGAATCAGGATCCAAGATTTTGAAGAAGAGCTTGGTTTTCGTCGTGGATATTTGGCGACCATGTTTCGAAGAGAGACTCCAATTGATTTGGACAAAGCGGTTAAGATCTCTGAAAAGTTTAATATCGCTTTAACTGAACTGGTTAGCTGTGATATTCAAAAGCAAGAGCGAATCATTGAATTGGAAAAAGAGCTTAGTAAATTAAAGAAAGAGGAAGGTTTAACATGAACTACGAGAAATTTAACGATGCGATGTGTCGGCTGAGACAGGCGGAAGAAGAGTTTAATAAAAAGCTTAGCGAGACATTTAATGATGCAATGTGCAGACTGAGACAGGCGGAAGAAGAGTTTAATAAAAAGCTTAGCG